TGCGCATTCTTACAGAGGGGTTTGAATAATGCAAGGCGGCCCAACGGCCCAGCGCAAGGTGGAAGCAACACCGGGCTTTGACTGGCGACAGCTTGATTATTCCGAAGTCTACGAGTTTCGTCGGGAAGCCCTAATCAAACTCCGGCAAAACCCGAATGCGCTGGGAAAGTTAAAAGAGTATTACGCTACGAATTGGGTAGACTTTATTAACGATTGGGGGATGACGTATGATCCGAGAAAGGCAACTCAAAAATACTCCCCATTCATCCTCTTTCCCCGACAAGAAGAGTTTGTCCGCTGGGTGTTTAGCCTCTACACCGATGGAAGGCGCGGCTTGGGAGAGAAATCTCGAGATGTTGGCTTCACGTGGTTATGTGCAGCTTGTGCCGCTTGCGTCTGGCTCTACTACCCACACAGCGTCATCGGGTTTGGAAGCCGAAAGAAAGAGCTAGTAGACAACGGCGAGGCTGACCCGGACAGCATCTTCTGGAAGGTGCGTGCGTTTATTGACTACCTCCCTGCGGAGTTCCTTCCGCAAAACCACACAGCCGGGCGGAAGTGGGGAACTGTTCCTAACCCGGAAAACCGCTCGGTGATTAAAGGGGAGATTGGTGATGAGATCGGGCGTGGTGGTCGTGCGGGGCTGTACATCGTGGACGAGTTTGCTCACCTTGAGCACCCTGATATGGCGGAGAGTGCTCTGTCGGCCAACACGGACTGCCGGATTTACATCTCGACTGTTAATGGAGTGGGGAACCTGTTTTATAGGTTGCGTCACTTTTTGCCGTCTGATCAAATCTTTGTCTTCGATTGGAAGGATGATCCCCGAAAACGGCTTAACCCGGATATACCACCTGAGCAGGAAGAGTGGTACAAAAAGCAAAAGCGTGAACTACTTCCTACCACCCTTGCATCGCAGGTAGACCGTAATTACTCCGCATCAGTCTCTAACACATTTGTAGACCAAGAGAAGCTGCTTGAGGGAACACGCCGGAGACCGGGCTCTATCCAGCAACCACCTTCCACCCCGTGGCGGATCGGGGTTGACGCGGCAGGTATGGGTAATGATGATATAGTTATCTGGGCCAGGCGCGGTCGAATAAACCTAGAACCTGAGCGGTACCAAAAGCTAGACGGCGTGCAGTTGGCTTCGCTTATTGAGCAAAAAGTAAACAAGTTATTGCTTACAGGTGCGGTGGAGCTAATTGCTATAGAGCGAGACGGGCCGGGTGGGTCTGCGGCGGATCAGTTAAAATACGGGCCGTATGCCTCAATCACACGCGCAGTTCATACCGGCGCAAAGCTGAGCGACGGTAAACACTACAACCTGCGTGCGTACATACACTCACAAGCAGGTGAGTATATTGAAGAGCAAGAGATCTCTTTACCAGACAACCCTACGTTCGTTGCACAAGCCACCGCCATTCAACACGAATACAAAGGTGGGCTACTGCTGATCGAATCGAAGGAAGATTACCGGGCGCGTTTCGCGATGGGACGAAGTAAGGCGGAGAAAAAGGCGTCAAAGTCTCCCGACCACTGGGATGCTTTTGTCCTCACATTCGTCCCGACACGCGCCCGCCCTATTAAGCAACTGACAGATGATTTAGGTCTGGGTAGGAAGCAAGGCGGGTGGCGTCCGTTGGATGCTGTGATGGGATATTAAAGCGACGCGGTTGGGAACGGAAGCTGCGAGCGAAGCGAGACCGGCTGTACAACGCAACAGAGTGGCACTTCCCGACCGGCTGCATAAGCGAATTTTCTAACAAGGGCTATATTGTGCAATTACCTAAAGATGAAAAGACCTTGGAGCGCCTTGTAAAGACGCTGTGCGATGAACGCAAGGCTGCGGTGGGTGGGCGGCGTGAGCTGGAGGTTATCTGGCAGTCGGCGCGGGATCAGTATCGTGGGCTGGACGATAAGAACAGTCCGCGGCGTTTTGAAAAGGGTGCGACATTGGATTCTCCCTTGACACCGTTTCAGGGAGAATCGGACTCAGACCGTTCGACTGTGTTTGTGAACATTACGCGACCTTATACAAATGCAGGAACGGCGCGGGTTGCAGACATTCTGTTACCCACTGGGAAGATGCCGTGGGAATTGCGGCCTACTCCGGTGAGTGACCTGCAAACGGTGATGGGAACTTTAGCCAAATACCCTGAGTTACTTAACACCTTGCCTATGGCGCTCCCACCGGAGCTGCTGCAAAAAATGCAGGGTGGTGAAGCTGCGACGGTTGCGATTGAACAAGCAGGGCAGATCATTAAGGACTGGTTGAAAGAGTCTGACTGGGGCGGCGTTGTTCGCCGCCAGTTAGTAGAGGCTGGAAAAGTTGGTACAGGTATTGTGAAGGGACCGTTTCCGAAAGAGCGGAAAGTAAGTAAGGATGTGGACTCGATCCTTCAAGCCCTCCCGTCCATTACCGATGAGGCAACCGCGGAGCTGCTGCTGGCAGAACTGGAAACAATGCTGCTTTATACTCCACAGATTGAATGCATCAAAGTGGAGAATTGCTTTCCTGATCCCGAGTGCGGGACAGATGTGCAAAACGGCAAATACTTCTATGAGAAGATTCCAGAGGTTACGCGGCGGCAGCTCCGCGACATGCAAGACGACCCTAACTACGATAAGGCTGCAATCCAGAAAGCACTCGATGAAGGGCCGCTCGACGAAACATCTAAGCATAAGCATGGGAAGGAGTCTAAAAAGCCATTCTCTTTGTGGGTGCGTACTGGTCCTGTGGATTGGAAAGATGAAGAGGGGAAAGAACATACTCTTGAGTTTTGCACTATTACTTTATGCAACGACCGCATTATTAAGTGCGCACCTTTTCCGCTGGAAACAGAACGCTTCCCATATAACATACTTTGTTGGGAACCGCGAGATGAGTCATGGGCAGGTATTGGAATCCCCGAACAGATTGAAACTCCCCAACGCGGACTTAATGCTGCTGTCCGAGCCCTTATGGACAACATGGGTTACAGTGTTGGGCCACAAGTCCTTGAGCTGGACGGTCTCATTGAACCAATCGAGGGTGAGGGGCATAAGCTCCACCCGTATAAGCGTTGGCGGGTGAAGTCGGGCCTACCAGGCGTGGACGCGATGACGGAAGCCAAGAGTGCTATGACGTTCTTGGAGTTCCCCAACTACCTCAACGAGATTATGCCGGTTATTCAATACTGGCTCAAGATGGCTGAGGACACCACCGGGTTGAGCTTGTTGTTGCAAGGCCAAGCTGTCACAGACGCGGTGGGCGTCTCACAGCAACTAATGAATAACTCCACCACTAACTTGCGCCTTATTGTAAAGGAGTGGGACGACCGGGTATGCCGTCCGCTGCTTACCGCGTTCTATGAATGGGTGCAGTTGTACGGGCCTGAAACAGCGCGCGGCGACGCGGTTGTGGAGCCGCTTGGCTCTACCACGCTCATTGTGAAGGAGTTGCAACAGCAGGCATTGTTACAGATCTCACAGCAAGTGCTCCAGCCAGTGTATGGTGTTAGCCCACAGAAGTGGATGCAAACATACCTCGAGGGTTTCCAGATAGACATCGAGAAACTTGCACTCACCGATGAGGAACGACAACGACTAGAAGCTGCAGAACAACAGCCCGATCCTAAAGTACAGGCTGCGCAAATTGAAGCACAAGCCGAAGTTTACAAAGCAGACCTCAAAAAGCAAACTGACGAACTCAAGCTGGCGTTGGAAGCGCAGTTTAAGCAACTGTCGCTACAGCAAGCATACGACGCTGCGGAGTTGCAGTCTACAACCGCCTTAGCGCAAGAAGGGATGCGCGGGCAACAGGCACTAGAGCAAAAAGAGGTTGGGGCTGCGGCGGACTTACAAGGCAAACGAATGGACCTGACGGCAGACCCCGGTAAGCAAACTCCACCACAAACTGAGGGGCAAATGGAAGAAGACCCACAAGACCAAGACCCGACCCTCCCGCCGGCACAGGATGTTGATGCAGCATTAAGCATGTTAGGTTTAGAATGAAGGACATCATAACTAACATAAACGGTCACTTGTATATTGATTGTGACAGGCTGTTGCAAATTTTAACAGACCGTGATACGCTTATCAAAGAGCGGATAGCTACGCCAGGAATGGAACCACTCTTAACAGAACGCTATCGTGGGCAACACCTGGAGCTAGCTTCTCTCATAACACAAATAACGGAGCAACAAAATGCCTCCTGAGCAAGACTCCCTAGAAAACACAGAAGCCGGTTTCGTCGAGACAGGCGAGCAAGAATACGAAAGCGAACCCGAAGCCGGCGAAGCCGGTGAGGCAGGTGAAGCTGAATTAGGAATGTTCCTGCGGGATATTTCTGAGGATGATGCCTACCAACGCCTGCAGCGGGTTAGTGAGTTTCCAGACTATATCAATGGACTGGAGTCTCGATTTTCAGGTAACGTCGGTGAGGTACAAAACAGGCTTGCCTCTTTAGAGAAGTCACTCCAATCTCGATCCACTTTTGATGGTGATAAGATTGCACAGGTACTGAACGACTATGATCCTAAACTTGCAGAGGTTCTGGTCCCTGCTTTGCAGGAAGCATTGCAAATCGCTCCATTGGACGAGACTACGCTGCGGCCGCATTTGGAGCCTATGCAAAACCAACTCCTCGAGCAGTTCGGGCAGCAGTTGGTTATGTCGGTCTATCCTCCCGAGACCTTGGCGGAGATTATTCCGCCTGTAAAAGAGGGAAGGTTTGCGCCCGAAGGACAGCGGCACAAAGACTTTATTGACTGGTATTCCCAGCAGGGCTACCAAACTCAACAAGCTCTTCTGAGCTTTGGTGCTCCATACGTCAACGCGCTTCGCAAATTCGAATCGTGGGAGCAAGGCAGAAATAAGGAAAGAACGCAGGGGGCTTCGGCCCGCTCGCAAAGGCTGG